ATGACTGTTTCAGAGCGAATTCCCTTCAGCGGCTTCCTGCTGCCCCTACAAGCAGGGTACACCTACAGCTGTGACCGCCGCACCACCGACGGTATGGAGTTGCTGTTCATTTTCCGTGAGGACGGGCATTCACGATATTACTTTGAGTCAGAAATGGAAGAATTTGACCGAAAGGCGGCAAGCGACACCCACACTCTGACCGTGTATCCCCGGCCGGACGGCGACGGAGAGGTGTCCCTGCTCCATAGGAAGCGCGCCGCTACGGACAGATTTTTCTTTTTCCGTTTGACCAAGCCCGGCGTCACGCTGACCGGCGAGATGTGCCTGTGGGAGGACGAATCGCCCATCGGCACCGGCCTGCCGATGCTGTTTGACTTTCTAAATGAAGTCAAAATATTGTAATAGTAAGGTGAAACAATGCAAGATAACAGAATACCGCCGCAGAAAAGACCCATGACCGAGGCGGAAATACTCCGCAGGCGTACGCTGCGCCGCGCAGCGATTAAACGGCAAAAGCGGAGAAGGACGCTCTTTCTTTCCGCCTGCGGCCTTGTGGCGGTGCTGCTCATAGCGGGCATCGTGCTGCTGTGCCGAGGCTGCGGCCACACCGAGGGCAAACCTCATAACGAGAGCATCTACGGCAGCTTTGCAATGTCCGACAAGAGCTGCGTCTATACCTTCCGTGAGGACGGCAGCGGAGAGCTGCGGCTTTCCGGCGCACCGTATAAATTCCGTTTTACGCTGTCCGGCAGGACGCTCTCTATCGACTTCGAAGCCGAGGCACTGACCGACTGCGAGTATGAGGTGGCGTATACCGATACGGGGCTTGAGCTGACCGCAGGCAAGGGTACGGCAACACAGGGCGAGAAATACATACTGAACAGAACAGAAAAATAAGACCCACGCGGTCGTGAAAGGACGGTGACGGCGATATGCCGCCTGAAAAGAAAATAGCCGAACGGACGGCAATCTCCGACACAGTTTCAAGAGCGCTCAGCAAGTAAAAAGCTTGCTGGGCGCTCTTTCTTTATGCCTTCGACAAAAATCAGCCGTTTTCAGCGGCAAATCAAACGGTTCGGCAAAATATTCCGGCAAGGAGGTGATACCGATGTACAGTGCAGTGCTTTCAGAGGACATACAATACGGATCTTTGCCGTAAAGGGCGGCCGCCCTGCCGTCCTTCGGCGACAAGGTGAGAAGAACATGAAAAAGAACATAGGAAAGATACAGGTGTTGAAATAGCAAAGGCTTTCTTTGCACAGATACACAGACACCTATATTTTTTTGACCTTCCCGGTCGACAAAATTCAAAACAATATCCGAGAAGCGCCAATAAAAGCACCGAAAAAACGGGGATTTTACTTGGCTTGACTTTTTGCGGCCTTTACGCCTTAAAACAGCGGCAATCCGGCAGCTCTGTCGGTTGCCGCGGCCCTCCGTATCAATCGTTTTTGAAACCAACCAAAAACGATTGAACGGAGGTACATAACCTTGAAAAAACAACCCAAAGCGGTTTATATCATAGAAAACGGCAAGTACACGGAACTGACCTATGAGGAATTCCGTCGCCGTGAGCAAATCTGCCCGTTATATGCGGACAAGCTGTTCCTACCTCTCTACGGCAGGCTTATGGAGGTATCCAAAGAGGATTATGAGGAGTACTACCGAGCAAAGCGCCGTCAGAAATATCTGGACGAACGCTCTGCGGACAACGGCGATTTCTCCTACGATATGCTTACCACCGATGAGTTCAGCGGCGAGGACATCCTCATCGCCGATCAGCCGGATATTTGCGAAACCATAGTGGAGCGCATGATGACGGACAAGCTCAGGAAAGCCATCCTCAAGCTGACCGATGAGGAACAGCTCCTCATCTACCGCCACTATTACGCCGGCATTTCAGGCACAGACCTTGCCGAGATTTACGGCGTATCACAACAGGCAATCAGCAAGCGGATCGCCAAAATCAGAGCAAAGCTCAAAAATCTTTTAGAAAATTAAAAAACTTGGTTGTAGCCCCCTCAACTTTTCGGCATGGAAAGTGAGGGGGCTTTCTCTATAGCCTCCGCCCGTTCTTTGAAAACCGAATAGTACAGCGCATCCTTTACCTTCCTTCTGCCGTCGGCGAAACCGATAAGCCACACGACTTTTTGAGTCGGACGGTGCGGCGCATCCGCACCGAAGGCCATGAAAAGCAGAAGCAATAATGATACTTGCGTCCAGTCACAGGCCGAGCGTTGAAGCGGTACGAACAAAGTGCCGTGAGCCGTCGCAGCCAATGAGGGCGCCTCGCGGAGATCCCGGGAGTGGTGAGATTCCAATGAGGTCAAATGCATGACCGGAGGGTGCGTTCCCTTGTTCGGGGCGTCGTGGACAAATACGGACAGAACCAAGAACGATTGATACAAAACACAAGGCGGTCGTTTGCCCAAAAGCATTCGGTCGCCTTTTACTTAAAACGGAGGCTAACTATGAAAGAGATTAAACGAGGTGAAATCTATTCCGCCGACTTCGGCGCAGGCTTCGGCAGTGAGCAAGGCGGCGTTCGTCCGGTTTTGATTTTGCAGAATAATACGGGCAACAAGCACAGCCCCACCACAATCGTGGCGGCGATCACAGGCAGAAAGACAAAGGCGGCTCTACCCACCCATGTAGCGATAATGACAAGCGGTCTCAAAACCGAATCCACCGTCCTGCTCGAACAGATCCGAACGATAGACAAAGCACGGCTCGGCGAGTATATCGGCAGGCTCGACAGAAAGACCCTCGCCGCCGTTGACCGTGCCATTGTAGTAAGCCTCGGCATTAAATACTTGGAGGGGCTGCTCAATGGATAAAAGAACCGACATCAACAACGCATCATTTGCCTACGGCGTAAACCTTCTGCGAATGCTGCTTGATATGAATTTGATAACCGAGAACGAGTACGAAAGGATCACCCGAATCAGTGCGGAATACTATGACACCGAGATCGTTTGTGTCTGAAATCTTAATTCGCTGATTTCCGAAAAATAGTGCTGGATGTATTCGAACTCCTGTGGTATTGTTTGTGTTGCCGCAGGGATAAGCGGTAATAAGGCAGACAGAGAGTCTGCCGGAAAGGAGAAATGCAGATGAAAACGATAACCGAAATCACACGGCAAAAACCGACGCCGCCACAAATACGGCTTGCGGCTTACTGCCGAGTGTCGAGCGACTCAAGCGATCAGCTTCACTCCTTCGCCGCACAAATCAAATACTACTCCGAATACTGTAAACGGCATCCCGAATACAAATTCGTAGACATTTATGCGGACGAAGGTATAACAGGCACAAGCATGGAAAAGCGAGATGACTTCCGCCGAATGCTGCGGGACTGCAAAAAAGGTCTGATAGACCGCATCATCGTAAAATCCATGTCACGCTTCGCCCGTAACACCGAGGAAATGCTGACGGCGCTCCGAGCGCTTGAGCAAATGGAAGTCAGCGTATATTTCGAGGAACAGGGTCTTGATACCAAGTCGATGAACAGCGAGATGTTCGCTACCTTCCCCGGCATGGTTGCCCAACAGGAAAGCGTGTCCATATCGCAGAATATGCGGTGGAGTTATAAAAAGAGAATGGAATCCGGCGAATTTAACTGCTGTGCTCCGGCTTACGGCTTCGACCTTATCAACGGCAAGCTCGTAATCAACGAAACGGAAGCGGCTGTAATTCGCCGGATTTTTGATCTCTATCTGCAAGGCATCGGAATGCAGACCATTGCTAACATTCTCAATGACGAGGGAGTACGCAGACAGTACGGCCGTAAAAAATGGCATCACACCACCGTGAACTATGTCCTAAACAACGAAAGGTATAAGGGCGATGCCTTACTTCAAAAGCAGATCACCACACAAACCCTGCCGTTCAAAAAGCAGCTCAACCACGGTGAACAGCCTATGTACTATGTAGAAAACAGCAATCCCGCCATCGTAAGCCGAGAAACCTATGAGGCGGTTCAGGCCCTTATTAAAAGCCGACAGCCGAGCTGCAAGCGGAAAGCCAAAAACTATCCGCTAACAAGAACGCTTCTCTGTCCCGATTGCGGTCACACCTTCCGCCGTCAGGTTGTAAACGGCACAGCCTATTGGCTATGTGCAGCAAAAGCAACCAACAAGACAGATTGTGCTTGGCGCAGAGTTAAAGAGGACGAGGTGTACGCCGCTTTTAACCTTATGATAAGAAAGGTACAAGCCAATCGAGAATACCTGCTCGGAACGCTTATACGGCAGCTTGAAGAACTGCAATACCGCACCACGGGCAGTCAACAGCGGGTAAAGGAAATCGACCGTGAGATTGCAGACCTTACGGCACAAAATCTTGTCCTATCCCGTCTGCATGGTAAAGGAGTGCTGAACGCCGCAGACTACACGGCACAATCCGATGTGCTTGAAAACAAGATAACTGAGCTGCGGATCGAGCGTCGAACAAAAATTACCGACAGCGATGAGAACGAGATGTTGGAAGAACTGAAAATGCTGAACGACATTCTCAAGGAAGTCAAAATCGGCATAGGCTTCGATGCCGAACTCTTCGAGCAAACGGTTGACAGCATCACGGTGGAAAGCAGTGAACTGCTGACATTCCACCTTGCAGGCGGTATCAGCCTGCCCGAAAAAATCCGAGAGAAAGGACGGTGCTACCAAGCATGAATCATCGAAACATACCACTTGGCTATGCCATAAATGGCGGCAACATAACCATCAACGAAGCTGAAGCCGATACCGTCAGAGAGATTGCCGAGCAATATCTCAGCGGCAAGTCGCTGAAAGCTATCGCCGAAATGCTGACCGCAAAACACATTGAGTATATGTCCGGCAAGACCGATTGGAACAGGTCACGCATAAAGCGAATTGTTGAGGATAAGCGCTATATAGGCGATGGCGGCTATCTGCCGATACTGACCGAGCAGGAGTATGTAGCCATGCAGAGCATCAAAACAGCGAAAAACACCCAAAAGGATGTAAATCATACCGAGGGTATCTTTACGCTGAACGCTCCGGTCGTCTGCCCCAACTGCGGCGGTAGAATGCATAGGCGCTTTGACAGACGCCGCAAGGCAACTACATGGTGGCAATGCTCCGAATGCAAAGCATCAGTCAATATAAGCGATGAGGATATGCTCGGCGGCATTACAGAACTGCTTAACGAAGTCATTGCCGATCCCGAAAGCATTCAGATACCGAATTCCGACCATGAGGAAAGCCAAGAGATAGAGCGGCTGAACGCAGAGATATCCAAGGCACTCAACACTGTCGGCTTCGACAAAGAAGCTCTAAAGCAAAAAATGCTCACTTGCGTGAGCGAAAAATACACGAGCCTTGGCACGGAAGAAATTACAGCGCAGAGCCTAAAGGACATATTCAAGAGTACGCCGCCGCTGACAGCCTATGACAGCAATTTGACAGACCAAGCGGTCAGCGAGATACAGCCGAAGGAAAACGGCACGATAAGCCTTGTACTTATAAACGGTCAGAGGATCGGAAAGGAGAAATCAGCATGATGCAAGCAACAAGCGTACAGCCCCAAAAAACCGTCCGCATTATCCCTGCAACGATAGACACCAAAGCGGCCATCACGCAGAGCTACCGACAGCTTCGAGTTGCCGCCTACTGCCGAGTATCCACCAAACAGGATGAGCAGCTAAACAGCTACGAGGTACAGCGTACCCATTACGAGGAGCGCATACGCACCGAGCCGAAATGGTCACTTGTGGGTATATTCGCTGACAAGGGCATTACGGGAACAAGCATGAAAAAGCGTGACGAATTCAATAAAATGCTCCGTCTCTGCTACAAGGGCAAGATTGACATGATTATCGTAAAATCCATCAGCCGATTCGCCCGAAACACCCTCGATGTTATCAAGATAACGAGGAAGCTCCGAGAGATCAATGTGGATGTGTACTTCGAGGAACAAGGCATTCACAGCATTGATCCTGCATCGGAATTTTACATCACCATCTACGGCTCAATAGCCCAAAGCGAATCAGAGAACATCAGTGCCAATGTTAAATGGGGCAAGGCACAAAGCGCCAAGCAAGGCAATGTGCCATTCCAATGCAAACACTTCCTCGGCTACACCAAAAACGCAGACGGCGAAATCGAAATCGTCCCCGAAGAAGCCGAGATTATACGAGAAATATATGAGCAATACCTATCCGGCGAAAGCCTGTACGGAATCAAATGCTATCTCGAAGCAAAAGAGATCCCGACACCTGCCGGATGCAGTGTATGGCGGCAAGAAACCATTCGCTCCATCCTCTCAAACGAGAAATACAAAGGCGACGCCATCATAAATAAAACCTATGTGTCCGACTGCATCAGCAAGAGAGTCAAGGCAAACAACGGCGAAAGGAACAAATACTATATTGAGAACAATCACCCTGCAATCATCGACGCAGGCACCTTCGCAAGAGTCCAGGAGGAAATAGCAAGGCGCTCCGGCAAGCCCAAAGTCAAGCAAAAAGGTACGAAAACCGAACTGAGCCGTTATTCAAGCAGATATGCGCTGAGCGAACTGCTGATATGCGGCGAATGCCGAACACCTTACCGCCGATGCACATGGACTGCCAAAGGCAAAAGAAAAATCGTATGGCGATGCATTAACCGCCTTGACTATGGCAAAAAGTACTGCCACCACTCGCCGAGCATTGAGGAAAGCCTACTGCAAGACGCTGTTATGAGAGCCATCATGCAGACGGCAAAGCAAAATGTCGAGGTGCTGAAAACACTGAAAATCCATATCGGCATGGGGCTTACAGATGAAGTCACCGAGGATAAAACCCTGGATATTCAGATACGCATTGCCGAAATCGACGCTGAGTTTCAAAAAATGCTCAAAGCGGTATCTGCCGACAATGCAGACGGCATCGATGAGGAACGCATCACCGAACTGATGAACGAAAAGCAAAGGCTGACCGTACAGCTCGAACAGTATGCTGCCATGCGCCAAAAAAGAGAAAGCGCAAAATCCCGACTCGATGAGATTTTCACCATACTTGACGGTCTGCAAAATCACCCGATGGAATATGACGATAAGCTCGTCCGTCAGATCATCGAATGCGTAGTGGTGGAATCAAAAGATAAAATAAAGGTGGTCTTTATCGGCGGCACCGAAATTGAGATGGCACTGTAAAAACTTGAAAACAGAAACGGAGTGATGTAGAATGGTTGTGACGAGTGTTCAAATCAAGACAGCGAAAACGCAAAAACATCTCTATTGTCCTGTCTTCACATAATAACAACCGTTTAAGCGTATTGCTTAAGCGGTTTTCTTGTATTTTCAGTAACCATTATCAAATCTTGAATTTTACTGAAATTAACTGAAATTGACTATAGTAGGGATGTCAAAAGGGGTGTCAAGTTAGGAAGCTAACTATATATTAAACAAAAAAATCCCCCGACAGAGCCTTATCGCTCCGCCGGGGGATTCTGCCATTTTACTTCTTTATGAGGTACTTAATATCAATCGGGCTCTGAATATCAAAAATATCGTTTGTATCCTTACCGAGTACAGCACGATTGCCGACAACTTCATCGACAATCCACGTTTTTTCAAGCAGCCAGCCTGTAAGGACTTTTGTGCCGCCGTACCAGGTTGCTCCCTGCTTTATCTGCACACGGTTGCCCTTGCTGATTTTAGCGTGTGTGGAAACTGTCGATGTTTTCTTGCCAAGCATTCTATCAACTTCTGCCTGCACAGCCGTGTAATTATAGCCGGCAGCAGTCAATCTCCGCTTGCGTTCCACGCCGTTACCCCACGATCCCCTTATTACTTCTTTAGCTATCTCAGTATTTGATTTCTTTGAAGTAACGGTCTTTACACCGAGCTGAGCATTGACTTCGTTGGCGATTTTACCGAGTCTGCTGTATATGTACTCGCCCGGACAGGATTTGCCGGAGTTAAACCATCTGTGTACGGTCATATTCTGCTTGTTGACCTGTCCGATGAGCGATTTATCAGCTTTCCACATTAGCTTTTTTATGCCATTTCTCTTGCATATATCCACACAGAGCTTAATCAGTGACTTGTACACCTTGTCATTGATAGCATATGGCTCGTAACTGTCACTTGCGCACTCTATCGTGATAGCTCTATTGTCATTGCTTGCACTTGAGGAACACCAGGAACGGTCTTTTTCCTCAACGTACATTGCAATTTTGCCATCATATCCGATACCGTAATTTGACGAAGCCTCTTTCGTCTGAAAGAGTTCTCCAAGCGGTTCGACCGCACACTGACCTACAACACAATGAATTGTTATAGTATCTATCTTGTGGTTTCTGGGGCTGTTTCTGTGAGGACTTATCCTCGTGTAACTGATTAACGAACTATTACTCATATTATTCTTCCTCGCTTTCCTTTTTCAACTGAACCATTATATCTTTCAGCTTCTTCGGCACGGGCAGTCCGAGATTGCCCGCATTTTCGATAATCGACAGCCCTTCATTCGCTATGTAAAAAAGCATAACCGCTGACATAGCCACAGGTGTACCGCCTAAAACATACATATCCGCTATGTGTCCAAGCGACACAAACACAAGGATCATCAGCTTTTTGGCAAGCCCTCTGAAGCCCACCTCGCTGGATAACTGCTTGTTAATAGCCGCTACGACAACACCAGTGATGTAATCGGTCGCCATAAACGCTATCAACGCCCAGAACAGCCCCGTAACCTCTCCGTACATAAAGCCTAAAACCGCTCCAACAGCACCTGCTATGCTGTCAATAATTATCTGTATCTTGCTCATTTTTTGTCCTTTCTGCCTATTCGGCTAAAAAATCTTCTATTGCTATCATCTCGGCGGGTGTCAGAACGACATTCGTCGAGAGAATATCAATCTTTTCGTGTATATCAACATCAATGTTGAGCAGCTCCTCAAGCTCTGCATTGCAGACATCTACATTTTCAGGGCGAATAACGTATTTATCACCGTCCTGTTCGCCATATTTCTGCAAGAGCTTCTGCCTCTGCTCATTGTACAGCTTAGTTTCCTCATCTATTCTCCGTGCCAGCTTTGCCACAGCATACGACTGTATGACGGGCAGTTCCTTGCTCATCAGCTTGCTTATGACGGGGATTGCATTTACTACAGTTGATAACTTCATAGCTTCTCCTTACTCTGCGTCCTGGGCGGTATATACGGCAGTCTGGAACTCCGTATAATCCGCTCTGACTGTGGTTTTGTTTTCTTCGTACAGTTCGGCGTTCGATACTGTCATGCTCATTGTTACGGTCTTGTCCGTCCTTATGGTAGCGCCGAAATACGCTACGGTCTGTTCGTTGCCCTCTCCGTCAGTGATATAGCTTGTACCGTCAAACTGTGTTGTTTTGTTACTTCTAAGCATAATTAACTCCTTTCGCTTAGTGCTTTTCTTAATCTTTTTATCTCATTCCACATCAGCGGAATAAACTGCTCATACGCAAGTGCGTATTGACTGCCATCGCCGTTTATATCGCAGAATCCTGCAAAATCGTCTGTTGTAAGCCCGCATTTTTGCAATGCTGTAAGCACATCCTGTGCAATAAAGCCGTAGTTTTTAGCGGTTGAATTATCACCGTTATAGAAAAACGACTTTCCGTCAAGATAATCAAAAAGGTTTTCAGATTTGCTCGGCAAGTCGGCTATGTGGTTTTTCATACGGGCGTCTGACGATGTAGTGATAGCCTTTGTCGAGGTGATAGCAGTTCCTATCAGTTGCAAGAGTTGCGTGCTATTTCCGATTTTTATAAAATCGGCGCTAGTAATTCCGGTTGTTTGCTGACGCACACACGCATGAGCTTCATCGGTGCCCAAGTCAAAATGCAAGGGCATATACAATCTAACTATACCATTGCTATATAATAACGATGCCATTGGTGTAATAGTATTATTATTGCTCGGACGGCTGAACTCTATTTTGTTACTTTTGCCGCAGATCAGTCGTGTAGTACCCGAAATGTCGGTACTTCCGACGTGAAAGTGATTTGCAGTCGTAAGTGCTACAAGCCGTACAATATTACCATCAGTATCTCGGCTGTTAGTGTAAGATCCGTTAGCGGTAATCATTCCACTTTCATTAAACATTACATAGCAAGCACGGTTTTTTTGCAGAGCCGCACTCCCTCTGGATTCTGCTATTAAATACAGTTCCCCGAGACTATTACTGATAGCAGTACCACCGAAAAGCGGATATATTGATGTCGTATCGGCTGTACGATTTCCGCTTTCCAGCAGTTCAAGATTTATCTGACCGCCTGATAGCGTAATCAGTCCTGTACTACTCTGCGCATAAAATGTGCCGTTGCTCAGATCCCATTTTGACCCTCCGACAAACTCCGAGTAATTAGTGCTCTTTATTACTACGCCAACAATTACATCGCCTTTGATTTCGGTATTTGCAATAATCTCCAAAGCTTTGCTTGTCAACTCCATACTGCTTACCGATGTTCCCGATTTCACAAGCCACGATATTTTGTCAGCCTTCTGCTCTACGGCGGAAACCTTCTGCGTTACGCTGTCGTTTGTCGCATATGTGCTTTCAACAGTAGCCTTAAAGCCGTTTACCGTTTGCTCAAGGCTTGACTGCTTGCTTGATAACGATGTTATTTCGGCTGCGGTGTCCTCGGGAGCAGGCGACCAGTCTGTAGCCTTAGTGCCTTTTTCGAGCTTGATATTGCAAGCCTCAATCATGCCGTTTTTATCAAGCGCAAGTGCCACGCATTCGAGCTTCGCTATGTCGCTGTCATTTATCGTCCACGTCTTTTCGTAGTAAATCCACTTGTCTTTTTCTGTCTGACTGCTCACCGTCAGCGACAAGGCATACAGCTTTTTATTATCAGCAGAACGGAATCTTGCCATTACATATCCGCTTGCGTCAAGCTCGACATCACTTCTGACCTTTATCCACGCAGACAGAGTGTAGCTTGTGCCGACGTTGAAATCCGTCAGAAAGTGCCGCTTGCTCGTGCCAAAATATCGTGCGGTGCCGGAATAGCCGGTTCTGGATATTGCAAGGCTATTTCCTGATATTCCGCCATCAACCGTTATTATAGTGTTACTGCTCCAGCCTTTTTTAAGATTCCCTGTGCTGTCATACAGCAGATTTCTTCCGCCTATCTCGACAGCATTCACCGCCGCAGTAATATCTGCCGCTGTTGCCGCACTGACCTCGCTTGCCGTATAAGCAGGCTTATTTTCAGCCTTCGCCCAGTCCGATATTTCGTCTGATTTCAGATACGCCGACAAGTCATAAATATTGACATATAAAAGTTCTGACCATGGAGTATTACCATCGCCTATTTTAATGCCGTGCTGACCGCCTTCAAAGTCAGTTATACACATATATCCTTTCGGGGGAACAAAGGAAGCGTGAAGAGTCCATTCTGTCGGCGAACGCATATCCTGAAGTAACTGAGCTTCAAGAATTTCAGCGTCTGATGAATTTGGATCAGCTACAGAGTGGATCTGCTTTATCGAAAAATAATCTCTGCCTACGCAATAGTAAGCAGAGATTTTTGACGACCATTTATATGCCGAATTATCGGTACTGTCAATATAAAGCACATCGTTTTCGCCGAGTTCCGGAAAATCAGCCGTTCCGCCGGCTTCGACTATTTTGGATACGGTTTGATTTACATCTTTCTTTTGCAGAGTTGATCGTGTCAATCGAATTGCAGCATTATATTCCGCTATTGACGAAAAAGAAACTCCTGCGTTGTTTGCCATTGTAAACGTATACACATCTGGATTACTCGACCTGTTGTCGTGGAAATTTAACCCATAGTATATTACTGCATAACCGTTAGGATAAGCGTTAGACGGAGGGATAATTTCCTGCCACTTTAACGCTGGTGAAAAATTGCCGTGCCTTGCTTGCACGCTCGATTCGACTTTTTTCACCGTCTTGCCGTCTTTTGTCGTGTACTCTGATATTAAATTTATATAATACACGGTATATTCTGTATACTGGACAACTCGTGTTATTTCCAAATAAAAATCGAGCTTTGCAAACGGAGTGGCATAAGTCATTCGGACACCGTAAATTCCATCAACAACATTAAAATTGCCACATAGTGCGCCTATTCCGCCAGGATTATATGCGGCTTTGTATCCCTGCACGATAATATCGGGATTGCCACCGTCTAAGCCATACGTTATTTTATCGTCTACGCTGTATCCGATTACGCTGTAGTCATACTTTAGATATTCTTTCGTTTTTTCAGAAATTATAACAGGATCATTTATAATGGTAGTACTATTATATTTTCCTGCTCCCGCATTAGATGTATGATCCCCTGCGGCACTGTACCTGTTTGATGACTGTTCGGTACTTTCGGCTGTAGATGTAATGTGTTCTGAAAAGCCGCTGTCTTTACTGAGTGAGTAAGTTATAGCTGTTATGGTAGCTTTTTTAGTTGCACCATTACTCTGTATGGATATTACATCATCCGGCAACAGCCACCCTCTGCCTCGTCTTGATATATCAGCGGCATAGTAATGATAGCCTCCGAGCTTATTCCAGACATATTCCATAATCTCTACTGTTGCAAGAGGATTAACTGCTTCAAGCACTCCCGGCAGAGTCTCGTCATAAGTAGTACCGTTTGCATCAATATAGAACGCTGTATCGGTGCCGATTGTAAAGCGTATGCCTTTTACAGTAAATCCGCTGTCCTGAGCGACTGATAAGCTTTCGCAAGCACCTTCTTCAATTGTTTCAACGCTGTTTGAAGGACGTGTAAATATCAGTTTATCGTTCGCATCAAATTGAGCATTACAACCGTTGCAGGCGGCAATAAAGCCGATTATTTCACGGTATGTGTAATATTTATTTGTCGGATTTGTTGCCTCGCTGTTATAAATCGGTTTCGTTTTTACTTTTGCAAAAGCTTCACAGGTTACGCTCAGGGAAAAGCCGTTAATTTTACTGATATATTTGAGCATTTCCTGATGAGTTGCAGGAAAAGATAAAGATTCGATCTTCCCGTCAGCACTGCCGTTAAAGCTACACGGCTTATCAAGATAATAAAATCGATCATATGCTTCTATTGTCACATATCCCTTTTCTTGAGTTAAATCTGTAATAAAAAATGTTCCGATTTGTGCCAATGCGGTAAATCCGATAAATACAGTCACTTTATAATCATCCATGGTCGGTAACATCGTTGCACGGATTGTTGCAGTCAGTCGTGCTGCCGCTGTTCCACCTACACTAAGACCGCCATCAGACGTGGAACGGGAAATATCTAAAGATACTATATCTTCTATTCCGTAATCTACAGATCCGATTGAAATTTTTGCATTGATATTTCTTACAGGCTTGGTAGCGTTGGTCTTATAATTTGATGATACCGAAATCATATTTCTTCCACCTCCACTGACACATCTTTATAACAATCTCCGAGCTTTACATCGGTAAAAGCATACGGCGCAGATATATCACCTTTTGCATGAACGGTATAAGAATCACCGTTTACCTCAAGCGTGAAACTACTGCTTTTTAATATAGCGAAAACAGACGTCCATTTTGCCGCAGGAATTATGCCAAAAACGACAGAACCGGAGATTTTAAAATCTCCGAATCTGTCCGTATAAGCCGTTCCATTCAGACTATACGAAGTGCTTTCACCACGGCAAGAATGACGGAGATCGCATTTGGTAATGTATTCCGATAAGTCTATATTGTTAATTTTCACCGTCATATCTGTACCTCCTATAATGGTGATTTACCGATTTGCTTTTGAATTTTCTTTATCCCCTTGACGGTAGCTTTTGCAAGTGTGTAATCATTTGTTTTCAGCGTGACATCAAGCGTATACTGCATCTTTTCCTGTGCAGTTTTCAACTTTTTAAGTTCTGATACCACATCGTTAAGCGTAGCATCTGCTTTTTCTGCCGAAGCCGATACCCTTGATGCCGACGATAAGCCGCTTATAAGCTTACCCGATTTGCTGTTACCGACTTTGCTTGCACCTATGCCTGCGGCGAGCTTTGCGTTTGTGGTATCAACATTATCCCAAACTGTCGGTATGTAAGACGTAATATTGATATTTTGCATACCGCTGCTTGAACTGCTCGAACTAGTTTTCTTTGATGATGAGCTTAAAGAGCTTTTAGACTTTGTGCTTGAAGAACTTTTTTTCTTAGTGCTTGACGAGCTTGACGTTTTCTTTTCTTCTTTTGCTTCAGGTACATAAGCATAGTCAGATGCGCTGTAGGTTGATGGCGTATAAGAATATGTAGGTGCTTTATACGATGTTTTTCCCGCACTGCTATATGAATAATTTGTTCCGGCACCGGTATATCCTAAAGCTGCTTTTCCTTTACGCTCCTCTTCTTCAGCAATGCTTTGACTATAAGAAAAATTACCTTCCTCCTCTGAATAACCCTGAGAATAAAGTCCGTTATTATTTCTGACGTTGTTATACCACTCTTTAACCTTATCCTCATTGACATAATCCTTTAATTGTGAATTGAAATATTCTTTCTTTTCCGCTGTATCAAGGAATTTGTTTTTGGCATTTGATAATGCCTCATCGGCTGATTTACCGCTTCGCAGTTCTTTAACGATATATGAATTCATATTGCTTTGCAAATCGTTATATTTCGTACTCAGCTCATTTGCTCTGATTTCTTCCTGATGCGTAGCAGCATACATTTCTTCGCCGATTTTCTGACAAGCCTCTTTAACCTCGTTATACCAATTTGTGAGATTAGTACCGAATATTGAATCTATGGTGCTTAGAACACCATCAAACAGATTAACAAGACCGTTTCCGAAAGATTCAAAGCCGCCCATAATATCACCGGATAAGAAATTTGTAACGCCGGAAAAAACATCTGCAAGTGAATTAACAAGCCCCGCAACAATATCAAGAGCCGGACCGAGTATCTGTAACAGCACATCTGCAAGCGATGATATTACAGGCATAATAGGCGATAATGCGCCATCAATAAGACCGATAACAGCTGATAGCAACTTCCCGACTGCTGAGATAACAGTACCGAGCGGTTCGGCAAGCTCAGCCACCAGTTCCAGAATCGGAGTAAGCAGTTCGATTACAACATCAAGTATCGGCAGTAATGCTTCGATCACTTCAATAAGCGGCGGAAGCAAGGTGTCTACAATCTTGATTATCGGCGGTAACAGCTTATCAAAAAGCTTAATCAATGTCGGAACAAGCTTCTGAATAATGCGTGTAACGCTTTCGAGTATAGGCTTAAGCAATTCCATAAACTGTGGCAGTATTCCGGTGATCAACTCAATGAGCGGCGGAATAAGCTCGGAAACGCTGTCAAGTATCGGCTTAACCTGCTCAATTATCTGTGGCAGAAGCTCCGAAATAATCGGTTCGATAAGCTCAATAATATCCTTAAGTACGGGAATAATCTGTTCGCCGAGCGGAATCAGAAGCAGTTCAATTGTACGAGAAAGTCCGTTGCACATATCGGATAAGCTGTTGTATTTAACTGATTCCATCTCACCGAGCTTATCACGGGTTTTGTCAATGCTGTTCCCCATGTGTGCCATAGCGAGAACGGCATCTTCTCCGAGGTCTTCCCACTTTGTTCCGTACAAAGCAACACCTGCGGCGTTGCGATCTACATCACTTTTACATTCGGCAAGCTTTTCATTGACAAGCTTGAATGCTTGATACGCACGGTCACCCCCTGCGGCAAATTCTTCGCCGAGCTTTGTTGCATCAAGACCGAGTAAAGCCATACCGTCAGCTGTAGTCTGACTGCCATCCTTTGCTCTGATAGAAAACTCTTTAAAAGCATCATTCAGAAAATCAACTTGAAACGCACCGTTTTTTGCGCCTTCTGCCATCATAGACATGGCTTCTTCGGCAGTAAAGCCCATATCAGCATAGTAAGTGCTGTACTCGGCAAGCTGATCGGCTATGTCACCGTTCTGATTTAAGCCCTTTTCTGCACCCTGAGCAAGGAGATTATACGCTTCTTCAGCTGTAATGCCAAACTGCTTCATTAGAGCATTTGCTCCACGGATACCCTCAGAAACGTCTATATCATATGTATCTGATAAAAGATATGTGCTTTCAATAACCTTTTGAAGCTCATCGTCTGTGACGTCTTTCATCTGCTGCTTGATGAGAGCGAGCGTGTTGGATATATCATCAAAGCTTTCGCCATAATTATCGCCGTAAACTTTCTTAATGATATCACCGTATTTTTCCGCTGCCTCTGCAGTAAGTCCGAGCGATGCAGTCAGCTGATTATTTGCTTTATCAAGATCGTTTGCTGCGGATATAGCTTTTCCTGTTGCCGCAACCGCTACCGTGCCTGCTGCAGCAAGTCCGGCACCAACAGCAACGCCGACACCTTTAAGACCTGTGCCGATTTTTGAGCCTATGCCGGAAGTTTTCTTTTCGACTTCTGAAGAAAGCGTATCGGTACTGTTGATAATTTCTTGTGTATCCTTTTTATAGTTATCAACTACTTTGTCGCCTTCTTTTTTTGCAGTCTGCGTTACAGCTTCCTTGTTTTTCTTTTCGGTCTGCACTACTTTGTCAGACTGCTTCTTTGCTGTGTCTGTTATATTCTTCTGCGTCTTGGAATTGTCGTTCTCTATTTCATCGTTTGCTTTTTTCACAGCCTGCGAAATGTTTTCCTGCGCCTTTTCAACGACTTCTTCCTGTTTTTTTGCACCTTTTTGAGCCGCTTCGGAAACCTTTTTTCCGGCTTCCGCCATATCAGCGTCTATTTTACTTAAGTCCGCACGGACTTCAAATTCTACTCTTCCGTCGCTCTCCGGCATAATCTCATCTCTCTTCTGCCTGTTTTTCGAGAATACCCCATAACCGTTCCCAACCGTCTTTCGCCGATTGTTTGTTTACGGGATTTTTAATCGCATACTGTGCTTTGAGTTTTAACAGTGCCGATATCTGCTCCTGATTTCTTCCGTTCGGAGCAGGAACAGGACGTATTCGTATATCGATAATGTTGCTCAAACGTGTATCGGACGGCAGTGCTCCGAGCAGTGCAACAAACTCCCACCATTGCAGCTTACCCTGTTCCTGGAACAAATCAATGCCATATGCTTGTCTGAATGCCGCATAGATAAACGGTGCGTCTTGCTCAAAGCTTATCGTTTCTGCTTCCGTGTCAGAGGTATTTTTATCAAAATTGATAAGTTTATCGAAAATTTCATTAACCACATCGACTCTTGCCGAAAGGTTTTTGACTTTCGGAGCAATTACAAACCAATCGAAGATAACATCAAATGAATCGATGCCTTCCAGTTCATCACTGCTCAGTAGTTCAAATGCCGATAAAACACGGTCAAAACTCAAATTTAATGTATAACAAATGCCCCCGACTTCTATACTGCGGGGGCATGACTGTGACAATGAATATATACTCATTAGCGGTACTTGTGTAACGCTCTGATCTGAGCCTTACGATTGCGGAGTGTTTCGTTGATTTTCGGAACAATAACGGCATTTATAAAAGGAACTACCTGAATACCCATTTCAATGTAATTGTCCTCGAAAAATTCAAGCAACTTTTTTGTACCGTCTTCGCCGAATATCAGCTCAAAAATTGCAATTACCGCATTTCCATACGCCTCATAAGCGCATTCAAGATCTGTTTCAACACCGTTTTTTCTTATTTCTTTAAGACGTCTTTCCGCATCAATTACTTCCGTCTGTTTCTTTCGGAAAGCTGTGCAGACGGCATCTGCATCTATGTCTATATCAATGCTGTCGATGACGTTTCCGTTTTTATCAGACAGCTCAAGAGTTTCCGTGATTTTCTGTGTTCGTGTGATTTTATATGCCATTGTTATCCTCCTGACAAAAATTCAGCAGTGTGCCGTTTGGCACACTGACTGTTTTTTGATGTAATATCAGACACCCGAAGCGGTGGCTGTTGTTATTGCGGGTTTGCCGTTAAAAGCGATCGTGCAGCTTATAGTGTTGGGAGCTGTAGACTCGCCGCCGCCTATGCCGGCAGCTGTAACCGTGACAGGGCAGGTAAGAACCTTGCCGTTACGGGTTATCTTGATGTCAGTTACTCTGTTTGAGCCGATTTCATACTGAATCTCGTCAAGAAAAGCGCAGACGGGATCGTCTTTTATAAAATCACCCGCAAGCACTACCGTAGGTGCTGCGCCGACTACCGCAGAGCTTGCAAATCCGCCGTCCGCAAGATAGGTTGCACTGTAAACGACCTCGTTTATTGCGGTTGTTACCGACTTAAATGCCTTTCGCATATCCGAATATGTAGCCGCTTCTCCTGTAGGAGTAGTATTGATCTCTACCTTTATTTCACTGTTCAGCTCGGCTTTGCCGACAGTAGGTATTACCTGTTCATTTGCCATATTAGTACCTCCTAAAATGCTATCCTGACATCAACAATCATGGAATATATCCAAAAGTCACCGACCTTACCGACAGGAGCGGCATCGGTCGAAACCGATGCACTTAACAGCTGAACGCTGTCATCTTGCGGCAGTTCGGTTGCTTTCGAGATAAGATTGCCGATATTAAATAGCTGTTCCATAGCTACACCCTGTATCTTGTTCTTGGATAAAATAAGCAGAGGCAAGGTTCTGTCCTGCCGCTGTCTGTCAAGTGTAGTACCGTTATACTTTGCCGCTTGCGCTTCGGCGGAAAGTCCTCCGCCGACCGGCAAGCCTGCTGTTTCGATTGTATATCCGAGCTTATCTTCTATAAAATTGAGAATAAGCTCGATTGCTTTTTTCTGAGGTGACATTATTTATCACTTCCTGTTAAAAGTTTCTGCAGTTGTCTTCGCCACTGTTCCCCTTTAACCGATTCCGCTTTATGCGCCCACATTTTGCAGGCGTTAGGATTTCTGTCATGAGAATAAACTAAGGGCTTGCCGTTATTAGAAATACCATAGTATTGATAACGAGCATAAGGAGTCTCCCACCTTAAATGAAGCGAGTTATCTACCACTTCGGAATGAATCAAACTGCTGTTAATCAGAATACTTTGGTCTTTCGGAGCGTAGTAATTGCAGTCTTTCAGCACTTGAGTTTTCATAAGTTCCAAAGCGTCATGAGCTTTTTCTGTGAACTTAGCTTTTACAGCCGCACTGTTAATGTTAATCTTCACATTCATAACGATAACCCTATCTCATAGTGATGCGGAGCGTTTGTGTCATACCGCTTTATGCTTGCAATTCTGTATTCCGTTTTTTCAAAAATCACTTTTGCGCCCGGCACAAATCTGAAATTCGGTGGTTTGGAATTACGGCAGTCGTAATACATGACTGCGTCAACCTTTACCTGATTATTCTGCTTATCGCTGGTATAACTCTCTGTTGGTTCTATACGGACATATTTCAATGTTTCCGTAGACGTTTCGGAGATTTCGCCCCATCTGTCGGTCTTTTCGGCAACAACAGCGGCAGTGTGTATCAAAAGACTGCGTGGTATAGGTTTCATCATAACGCATCAAGACCTTTATACATAAGCCCGGTCGATAAAAGCAAGCCGTATGACACATTGCACATGGGTAGTTTTCCATCCGATACGCTACTGTTTCCGCCTGCCGAATAGCTGAAACTGCCGAGTGAAATATTGCTGAAGTTGCCGTCATGCACGAATGAAAGACCGCCGTTTGCTGATATATAATCAACCTGCCAACAGATAGCATCTTTAACAGCCGTCTGAACCTTTTTATCCAGACTGTCGAACTGAGCTATTCTGCCGCAGGTTTCGTTATATATAATAATGTATGCAACCTCAAGGAGCTTAGACAGCTCCTTTTCGTCACCGTCAAACTCGCCGCAGAAAACGTCTTTGTAGTAGTCAGGTGTAACTATCTGCTGCATCGGATACCTCCGCCGGCTTCTTTGACTGCTTAGACTGCTTTTTGTTTGCCGAAGTTGTTTTCTGCTCCTGCTGAACTGTGTTATCTTTATCAATCAAACTTTCTACCGAATCAATCTTTGAAGTTGTTTTCTGCTCCTGCCGAACTGTGTTATCCGCCAGATCTTCGGCTGTAAATCCTACTCTTGTCATAGAAACCTCCTTATGTCAGTGCCGTTGTATCACGGTTGAGGTAGATACCCTTTACCTTGTTTTCGTATGTTTCTGCGATGCTGTAAGCACGGTAGAAGAACATATAACCGTCATCTGTCTGGTTCTCTTCGGGCGAAACTACCTTGTTGACCGTGTGCTTACCGAACTGGATAACGGCATCACGGTTGATAATCATAAAGTTGATTTTATATCCGCCTGTTGCTCCTGCATAACCGCCTGCGGTTTCGTTGCTTGAGGTGCCGTCCTTCATGTCAATCGCTGTGTAGAATCTCGTCTGCGGAACGGTTATAATCTTTTCAAAACGATCGAGAATAGCCTTGCTCTTTGTTGTGTCAACGTTTTTCGCAAGCGTAAGCAGTGTAGGCGTAATAAAGAGTATCTTTCCGTCAACGTTTACTTCTGCCTCGTCCTGCGCATTGACAGCGGTCTGGAGAGCCGTCAGGACAGCTGTACCGGCGGTGGGAGTAGCTTCGGCGGCGGAGAGAACGCCTGTGGCACTTGCATATTTTGCAAAGCGGAAAGCGTCCATTTCGGGAACGACTTTTGTTCTTATGAACTCGCTTGCAAGCTTGCCGAACGCAATACCAGCCGTTTCTTCGTTGTCCATAGCGTCAACGGAGAACTTACGACCTCTGTCATAGTTGCACGATTTGGTTTCATAGGTGATCGTGACATCGCCCTTGACATAACCGCTTGAACGAGAGTAATCTGCAAGACCGTCCATGCTCATCTTAGGAATAAGAAACTCTCCTGCTTTTGCGCCCATTCTCACCGTATCCGCATCAGCATCAAGAATAGATGTGGCGGAAGCCTGCTGATAGACTGTATCAAGCTTGTCGATATACGCCTTGAATTTTGTAATTGAATTTGCCATAGTGATTTTCCTTTCCGGGCTTACTTAATGCCCATTATCTTGTTGATTCTTGCTTCGTCGGCTGTCTTCTGTTCATCGTTTACTGTCGCAACAGCTGATGTAACTATTGCCTTGGTTTTTTCGCCCTTGAAGCTGGGATATTTTTCGATCACACTGTCAATAGCCTTGTCAAGTGTAACATCTCCGCCGACCTTTGCCTTTGCAAGAGCAAGCACATCCTCAATGCAATCTGCCGCAACGCCGACAGAAAGTGCGTGAACCTTGCCCTTAAGCTCGGCTATCTCCTGCTTGTTTTCCTCCTGAGAGTTGTCGCTTTCGCCGGTGGATTCTGCACTGTCTGATTTTTTGCCGTCAGCCTTTCCTGTTTCTGAATTTCCGGAAGGCTCGGATTTCTGCTCAGCCTGCGGTTCGGACTGCGTAACAGCTTCCGTGGCAGTGCCGTCCTGTGCACCGCTCTGAGCTGTGGCAGCTGCCTGTTCTGCCTGAACTGTGCTTTCGGCATTTTCAGTCGCCGATGTTGTGATTTTTTCATCCATAATAATTTTCCTTTCTGTAAAATGGGTAATATAAAAACAGCACCGTGAAAGTGCTGTTTTAAACGTAAATGTGATTTTTTTGTGCATCAAATTATAATTTCATAAATAACATCGGCGTGGTATACACCCTGTTTATCTCGAATAGCGTCTTTAAGTATATGCTTTTTCCCGTTGTACTTCTGACAAAATCTATCATAATGCCGCTCTACTGGGTTTCCTTCGATCATTCTCCACTCCAAACGATGAACATGAAATGAATTAATCAGTTTTTCCAATTCTCTGAAAATACTTATTCCGATTATTGAGTTTCCCTTATCAAAAGAAAAAAGGCTGAAACAGTTTGCATTAGAAGAATACATATCAAGGGCGTAAGAAAAGTACCCAATTAACTTTTTGTCATCTACAATAGCATATTGATATATGCCTTCTCCCTCATCGGATATTTCCGGAGTGCTGAATCCGTTTGATCCTGTATACAAAAACATCTCGTCATCATAAGCGTGATATAATATCTGCTTTTTGATTTCATCTTTGTATAAAATTGTCGGTACTAATGCCATGCTTTACCTCCTTTTTATCATAAGAAAAACACCCTCGAAAGGGTGCTTAATCAATAAATATTCCTTTTTGAAAATTTATAAATTTTTAACCGCCTTGTTTTCGCAAGGCGGTTAAATTCCAAATTCATCGTAAAAAATATCTATAATTTGCTCATAGATTTTTGCCTTTTTGTTTGGCTCTCCGTTTTTATCAAAAGCATTGCTTAAATACGCATCTGTGAGTTTATCGTGAATATTCATCAGTTCATCGTCGGTATAATCGGTATCATTATCTAACTCTATACTGTGAGATGCTAATAAATAAATCTGCTCTGAATTAAATTTATCCTTGACTCGAAGCATTGTTCTTCTCCTTCAATTTCTTAACTTTTTTTGAACTCGTTTTCCAACCAGTAGTAAGCTTTCCGGTTAATGTATTTACAGCTACTGTTGCTTTTTCACCGATGTATTGTTGTGTATTATCTGCTCTTATTTTACCAATATCAAGAGGATTTGTCAAGGCATCGGACGCATCATCTACGCTAAAATCACGTTGCTTCATTCTTTCCTTAATATGCTTGGATACTTCAGTTATAGTTATTCCGTTTGCGGTTTCAAGTCCTACTAACTTTAAACACTCCTGTTCAAATTTTAATGTCTCTTTATAGCTTGCTGTTGTCTTAGCCGCCTGACTGCGACCGTATCCCGGAGTAGCGGTGCGGTCGGGCTTGTATGTAAGCCCGTTTTTCTCACAGTAGCTTTTAAGCTGCTGTTCCTGCTGCTTCAGCTTATACGCCGCCCTGTCAAAGCCTTCTTTGTCGCCGAGAGTGTCAAGAGCGGTACATTCACGCTTTGAAGCTCTGACCTTACGTTCAAGAGCACGTTGATTGCAGATTTTTTCGTACTGCTCGGCATTTTCCTTTTCGTCATACGGAAAGTAGGTCTGAACGCTGATACCGGGCAGGAACGGATAGAGCTGATGACCACAATTTATACCGAGAAGCCCTGCAGGCTTGCCGTATGAGCTTGACCTCCAAGAATAGAATTTTATCCGTTTGCCGTCAAGGTCAGTGGTATAGCCTCCACCGCCATTGCGATTGAATATTTTACCCTGATCTTTAGCACAGAGCGGTCTTGCGCCGCTGTGGCTGCTGACTTCGACCAGATCAAGCCCGTATTCGTCCATAAGGGAAAACTGAGTTTCTTTGGCAACGCTTCCGACAGTGGAGCGTATACACATATTAGTGTATGCTTCCGGTGTCCAGTTGCGACCGTTTTTATCGACAAAAGCCGGGATACCTTTCTGCGTCATCTCGCCGATACATTCCCGCATGGCACTCTGACGTGCTTCAATTCCGGTAACGACCTTTCCTGTAGCCTTATTCAGACTGTCTATGTATTCCTGCTTATTTGCAAGCTCGGCGGTACGGTTGATTACCTGCATAGCGGCGTTCTTTGCCTTATACTTCATCGTTGTATTTGTCAGGTTCAGGTCTTTTTTTGCCTGTTTTTGCAGCATTTTAAGGCTGTTTAACATATTGCCGGACATTGACGGCGTGGCTCGTCTATCAATAAGTCCCTCCTGCACCATACGTTTTAATCCCGGCGCAAGCTCCTGAATAGCTGAATTTGCCGCTCTCTGAAGCGTAAGCTCCAGAAGCTCGGGCGTTTTTCCTGCATATTCGGCTATCGTTTTTGCGTTCTGCTTAGTCAGCTTGCCAAGCTCGGCGAGCTTCTTCATTTTCCACTTTGCCGTGTCTTCTTCGATTTTCCCTGCAGCAAGATAGGCGGCTATGTTTGCAATAAGATCGGTTTCCAGTCCGACGATAAGGTCGGTTATACCCTGTGACAACTGCAGGGAAGTCAGCTTATTCATAGCTGTCACCGTCCAGTATGCCGCCGTCTATGTCGTTTTCCTTTGCAATACGCTGCAGTTCTTCTGCGGCTTCTGCTTCATCAATATTCTGTGCTTCCATAATAGCACGAATTTTTGATTTAAGCCCCGCCTGAACAAGCTTGATATTGTTATCTATACGGGTGTTGTCATCACCGATAATGTTATCCTGCCAATTGACAGAAACCGTATAATCTTTGCTGACTTCCTCCGAAGCCTGTGTTATTTCTATAATCGCCGTTGCAAGACTTTCAAGCACCTCGGATATGATATTCTTGTTATTCTGCACGGTGCGAAGTGTGTCCTTTTCATCGGCGGCAACTTCTGTCGCCGTTTTTACGCCGGAATTACTGTCAAATGACAGCGTTCCCGGAGAGAAACCGAGCTGAGTGCTGAGTATATTCAGCTGAAGCTTCAGGGCTTCGACGTGTTCGGTTACTCTGAGTGACTGGGTATTGTCGGATATATTCAACTTCGGTGCATCATCGGCGTTGAATGCCTGATACACTTCGTCATCGGTGTCAAAGTATTTTACTTCGTTGCCGTCGCTGTCATAGATCGATTTCACACATTCAGACGGAATAATGATACGCTTCTTGCCGAGTATAAATTCTCGCTCAAGGCTGTCGAATATTACATCTATTTCCCGTAGCGTGTCTATTGAATTTGCAAAAACAGGCAAGCCGAGCGGCAAGTCGAAAACCATATTGTTTCCGACTGCAGGTTTGAAATAGCAGAATAACGGCTTTTGAACACCTTTGAACACCATTTCATAGTCAAGTTTCGGGAACAGCTCCGAAACGGGAACTTCCTGACCGAGATAACTGCGTGAATCGCTTCGCCGCAGGACGTGGTAAATGTGAACTCCGTCAGACTGCAATGTATGATACTCGAACAGCTTGTAGTAGAAGCCGTTCTGAACATAGTCGTTGCAGAAAATACCTTCTGTAATCTGCCTGTTGTTCCATTTTGTCGGGAAGAAACGATCAGCGTTGATGTAGTTCAGGCATATAACATTATCCTCGAGATACACCTTTATAACTCCGCCGCCGAGTGCGTATGACCGGGAAAGAAATTCGGGAAAACGCTCCCAGAAACAGTTATTTTCAAGAACCTCACTTACCGTATCGTTGTACTTTTCGTCATCAACAGATATATCGCACTGTTCTGAAAAAGTCATCGTGGCGAGCTTATCGCAGATAACCTTTGCCATATTCGTCATAGCTCTGGGACGGCTTTTCTTTTTTATTCCGCTGTTTGTAACAGTTCTCCACGGCGGTTTGCCCTGATAGATGCGTTTTGCAGGCTCAATGTGCCGTGTATAATAGTCGGATATATCGACTATCGGCACGTTCGGAAATGCCTGCTTTATATAAGAGTATATCGACATCAATTTTTCCTTTCTGCGTCGAAGACGTTACTCATGTAAGCTTCGGTGCTGTATTCCTGTGCGTCAAGGCTGTCTATATTTATGCTACCGTCGTCAAGACGTATTTCGGTCGCCGCATTCGGCTTCCAGATAGCAGTCTGGAACGCTTCAATCGTATGCTTGCAGTGCGACATGATTTTATATCTGTCAGCCGCAATCAGACGGTTGTAGAATAAAATACGGTTGTTGATAGAACCTTTCCGGGCATTGTGAATATTGACCTTTAACTTTCTTCTCTGAGCGGCAAGGCGCACACCTTTGATCAGTATTTGTTCTGCTGAATCGAGATAAACCTCTGTACATTTCCACCTGCGGCATACACCTTCGATAAAAGTGCAGAAGTCGTTTTCAAGCTCATACGGTGATATTGTTTCCTTGCGATAGTATTCGTCAAGCGTTACGATCGACTGAAAGCCTTTAGTGAATCCGGTAGCGTTAAGGGTATGAGCTGAGCCGTTGCCGCCGAAGTCTCCGCCTATGGTAACAAACATAAGATCTTCGGGAAGTGTATCTACAATATATCTTGATGGGTTGTCGGCAAACAGTGGGTAAATAACACCTTCTGCTGCTACCCAGTTACCTCGGATAAAGCGTTCGAAATAAACGCCCGTGTATTCCTTTTTGATTTCCCGGACATATTCTTCCGGAAGCGTGGTATTATCATCAATAAGAAATCGCATAACAAGCATATCGACCTTGGCATTGTCTATATATTCCTTTTTTAGCCAGTGCGTCGGAACATCCGGGTTTGTTGTAGCAATAAGCTTTGCGCCCTTGACCGACAAACGTGACAGGAGCATCGAAAAAAAGTCCTTAGTGAATAGCGTCAGCTCATCGCAGTACGCTCCGCCAAGTGTCATGCCTCGTATCTTATTCTCGGACTTTGCGTCATTTGCTCCCTCAAGCAGTATTTTTCTTCCAAATAATCTGCCTTCTTTGGTAGACAGCGAATACTTGAAATTATCTTCGCCGACAAGCTCCTGCAATAACATCAAGCAGTTACGCTTTAATGTCTGTAACGTTTTTGCCGACATCAGATAGGCATAATCTGTCGGACGGTCGGCTATCCAGAATGCCCAAAGGATAAGCGATATCCATGTCTTGCCGCTACGGACAGAGCCTTCAAGCAGGTTAAGTCGATGGAGCTTATTGTGTTTGAGCAAGCTCATCAGTTCCTGCTGTTTGGCTGTGAAGATCAAATCATTTGACATTTTTCACAGCCTCCAGTATAGCGTCAAGCATGCCTGCACCGTCATCTGACATAGCAACGGGAGTTTTGCTGTAGGCATCACCGGCTTTATTTGTAAGGAAGAATTCTACTGCCGATTGATTCGGCGGTACTTCTCGGGTGATTATCTCAACGGTTTTTCTGCCGCCGACAATGCGTTCCCTGCGTTCCGTAACGGTGTAACCGGTAGCGGCACGGATCAGTGCCTGTTCAACATCTGCCCGAACAAGCTCAGGGTTGTCGGCTATTAACTGCCTGACTCCTTCAGAGCGGTCGATAATCTGTTGTATTGCCTTTTGCCGCTTGCTTTCGGATGTATTCAGATAGCATTCAACAAGGCTCTGAACGGCATTCACTCGCTGTTCGGTATCAGCTTTTTTGTATTTGTCGAGATCGGTTGCAATGCTGTTTATTGCCCTTTTGCGATTGCTTTTTCTCACAGTTTGCTCACTCCTTTCGGGCAAAAAGAAAAGAGCCTTATAAAAGCCCTTATTCTGCGTTTGATTATGTTGACGTGAAATTATCCCACTTTGATTTTTGAAACGGTTTAAACGGCAATTAAAACGCTTTTATCGGTAAATATCCCGTTGGGATTATATCGGGATATGCTTCGCCATTCCGATTTTGAAAAAAATCAGATTACTTTGCGTATGTATACAGCCGTTCCGGTGGGGAGCGTATCGACCAACACCTTAGTTACTGCACTTGTCTATATCGACCGCACAGGTTATCCTGTGTGACTCACCGTAAAGAGTGATCTCTATAACGGCTTTATGCTGTCTTCGGGAAAATTTCACGATTTTGTGCTCATAGCGTTTGAGATAGCCGCTGTCTATTTTTAGTACGCCGTTTTCTATGTGTCCTTTGCTGACCTTGAGTATATCGGGATTGCGACATAACTCGATGATATATTCTTCTTCGGTACAGGACAGGCACGTTGTTTTACTGACAAAATTGCCGACACCGTGTATCTTGCGAATGGTATAATAATCATCGGCTGTCAGACGGTCGGTCTGAAAGAATATGTAACCATCAAAAAGCGGTTTGATTTCTTCGTGCCATACACCCTTTTTGCGATACTTGTACAACTCTCTCGGCACATACGCTGTATAACCGAGTTCACGCATCGAGTACATAACAGCCGTTTCAGAGCCTGACTGTACATATATTACATATATCATTCGCCGTCACCCTCTTTCTGCTTACCCCTGATATATGCGGCAAGCTGTGAGTACAGCTGAGGATTATCCTTAGCCATAGCGGCGAAAATATCTTCTTTGAATACATCATAGGCGGCGTCCATAGACGAACGGTTCTTGGCGTCTGTGTCCCGCTTGTATGTTGCCGCTTTTATCAGCGATGGCACTGCGGCAATCAGCTTTTCGGGCGGGACATTTTTTAGACGGTCATCGCTTAAATTCTGGATTGCTTCCATTACTTTATGGTTTGTTAATCGGGCAAGAGCCTCGGAAACATCAAGATCCGGATATTTGGCAAGCTCCTCGTTTATAAGGCGGAAGTTGTTGCTTATAAGCATTACCTGTTCAAGAGAAGCGTTTAACGCCTGTGCATAACGTGCCACCGAAGATTTTGATACTTCATAACCGTTTTCCCGAATGAAGTCTACAATGTCACTGTAGCGATATTCTGACGGGTTATTTATCATCATATCAACTGTTTCCCTGATGTCGCACGGCAGCTTATCGACTTTTCCTCTTTTACGGTTACGTTTCTTCATATATACCTCCTTACAGACTTACAGATCTATGCAAGGATCATCGATCGCACCGTTAACAAGCTGAATGCCCTTAGCGGTAAGTTTACCCGCAAGCTGTGTATAATCATCACCAATGCAGTCCACAGCCTGCTCAGAACGTATCTTGACAAGGCGGACATATCCGCCTTCAAGCAAATAATTTAAGCTGTCAAGTGCTTCATTCTCAGCGATCTGAGGCTCAAGAGCGGCAGTTACATCAACAAGATTAACATAATCCGTACGGAGCAGATTGATTGCTCTGATAACAGCTCCGTTGTTCTTTATAAACTTGTTTTTCCTGAGCTGATCTTTTATATTCATCAAATGCCCCTCCTATCGGCAAGATTATCTATCTTTGTTTCCAGACGTGTCATAACACGGATAAACTCGGAATTTTTGACTGCCGTATCCTTAAGTTCATCAATTGCACTGTCAATCTTGTCTATAGTGTGCTTGATTTCTTCGACTTCTGCCTTTGTGGCATATCTGTCGTTCAGGCTTTTGATATCACTCTTACATTCCTTTATCATATCAATATGGCTTTCGAGTTCAGATCTGGTAACGCATTTGTCCTGTCTGTCTATTGTACGTTTGACGAAATACGATATAATGCCGATTGCAGCTGTGATTATTATGTTAATAGCTGTTGATAATATTGCTCCGATTTCCATTATATAAAATCCTTTCAAATGGCTTTATAATGCGTAATTTTATGTACTATATTTAATGTAATTTTATTTTAACATTTTCGCCGAAAAACAAAAAGGCTTAGCGCAATTACTTTTACAGTAATCACGCTAAGCCATAAATTTATAAAAATGTTAAAATTTTATTAAGAAACACTAGCTAAAAAGCTAGCTGAGGCACTTAAAGTAACGCTCGATGAACTTTGCGCATAAACGGCATCGCCGGGCTATTTCAGTCCTGCGATAATTTTTTCCTGTTCTTTTTTGGACAGCTCAAGCGCAGTCATGACCTCTTCGGAATAGTTGTTTTCCTCGGCTATATTCCTTGCGACAGCAAAGTTTATAAGCGTTGACGGCTTTGCAACGGCAATGCGCTCACCGCCGAAGTAGCCGACAAGCTTGCGGTATGCTTCGATACCGATTACCTCAGCTATTTCCGCCTGCGTTCCTGTCAGATGCTTTATCTGCAGATAATCAAGTTTTGATTTTGCCATCGGTACGCTCCTTTCTGCGCTTTTCCGCCCGAACATATCGTTTGATCGTGTCAATAAGCTCCGCACCCTGACGTTCTGAAAAGCCTTTGAAAATGTCATATTTCGGATTGACGGTAATACCAAGCTCTTTTTTAATAATGCCGCATAGCCGTTCTTTGACGGTGACCGCTGACGGGGACAGCTTTGCAAACTCATACATAAGCCCGAAAATCTTGCTTATCTGAGCGTTGCTTATATATGCCTTGACCTCCGGGGTTATTGCCCGGAGGTTAGCTTGCAATTGTTTGATTACTATGTCCGCCTGCTCATCGTTCAGTTCCGATATGGACTCTTTGAGTGTGAGCTGATACACAAAGCCGTGCAGATCATCTGATTTATTCCCATCGTCGACAAGTCCGCACTTACGTCCAAGGCTGTAGATGTATCTGCGTTTCTGCTTTATATCCATGTTACACCGTGATTTTCGTAGTATCAGATACCGATATAGCACTGTTGATTGCTCTGATGACCTCTTCTACAGTGCGCTTACTTTCAATGGTATCTAAAACAGTCATAAAACGCTGCCATTCAAGGCACTCCGAGAAAAGATACGCATAATCTGCGGCATCTTCATCTGAAAATCCACCTATCGAAACAAGGTTTTTACAGTCTGTGAGGAAATTTGCGCCTTTGAGCTTCTTGCGAAGTGCGCTCTTTGCGGAATCGTCGCACGGTAACTGATCGTAGAACTCGTCTACCGTCAGCTTGCGTTCAGGGACTGCGATGTCGGCTGAATAAACGCTTGCAAATGTGCGCTCAAGTTCTTTGCTTTTGAAAGTATACTTTGGCTCGAGCGATTCTTTGATGTAGTCACCGAACGCATCACCCATCAAACGCTTCAGAACGGCAGGAGATATAATCTTTACTGTTCTGGCTTCGGTGTATGTAACGTCATGTCCGTCATTATCATCAAATGTGCAGGTTCTACGCTTGCTGTCACGGAGCTTTTCACCGCCGAGCTTCAAGAAAAACGCTTCAAGCTCTTTGTACCGCAGATCAAGGGTTGCTTTTTCTTTGGACAGCTTTGCCATTTCTTCAACTTTAGCGGCAATTATTTCTTTTGTTACTGTCATTCTGCCACCGCCTTTGCTATTACCGCAGCACAGTCCGGGCATATATCTATGCCCTCGTAGTTTACTGCCTCTGTGCGATTTCCGCAGAATCGGCAGACAGGAACGTGCTTGCGGATATGGATTTCTCCGGTCTGATTATCAACAATCAGATCAACTGCTTCTCCCGGCTGCATACCAACATATTCACACAGATCCTTTGGTAGCGTAATGCCACGCTTTGATGTCAGTCGTTTGCTTTTAATCATTGCCATATAACTTTTCCTCCTGTATTTAGTTTTCTCCACTCTGCATTTATACGGGCTTGTGACCGTTGCTGATCAGCAGCTGCATTAGAGCAGGGAGCTTATACTCCCTGATTTTTATAGATTTTTCGTCTGTAGCACCCGAACCCGATAATCGGGCAAAGCTTGTTTTTGCAAGTTGGAGTACCGTCTTTATCGAGATATTTGTACTCACAAGAGTAACATTTCTGTGCCGTATCTCGCTTTTCACTTTCGGGTGTACGCATTTTATGTAGATTATTTGATTTCACGCTGCTTCTGACCTCTTTTCTTCTTGATTGCCGCAATCGGCGATAATCTTGCTACATAGTTCGGATTTTTAGCGACGAACTCGCCGTACGACATACCGCATTTCATAGCTTCGGCAACTATTACCTCTATCTGTTCCATATTGCTCATTTCTTTCACCACCTTTCGTGCACTCTGTCTTTTCACGGGCTTGTGACCGTCCACGGCGACATTACACGGGAGCTTTTGCTCCCGGAGGTTATTCTGATTTGCCTTTGTTATAGCCTTTTTTATATCCACTGTTGAAGATCTTATCTGCTACTATTATGCTGAAGTACATTTTTGCAAGAATCCATCCTATGTAGAGAATTACGAGCATAAGAGGGATTATAAGCACCTCGCCGCCGATTGAGTTGTCGGGACGATCGGCAACGGCGTTTGCATAATCAATTACGCTTACGGTCGCTGTTCCGGCAAAAAACGCAGCGGCAAGCATTAACACATTGTTAATAAACTTTCTCATTTGTTATACCATTCCTTTTTTATCAGCTTTGTCTGTCTGTTGTGCCGGCAGACAAGAAGCATTATTGTCGGTGTATCTTTAGCTATCAACCAGTTATCCGGGTTGATGTGCGCTCGTTTCAGAAAATCGTATTGTGACCTTGTAGGTTTCTTCCCGTGCATATTGTCACCTCACAACGCTTCGTACATCAATTCGCATAAACTTTGCCATAGATGCAAGACCTTTAAGGGTATAACATCCGTTGTCATACGCCTGCGAAAACAATCTGACCGCTCCTCTGAGTCCGGCTTCGCTCTGAGCAACTTTGTGAAGAAACTCAAGCTCCTGCTCCATGTTAGAAGAAACGAGCAGAGGAAACATCATATCCACGTCCTCACGCTTGATGTCAGTAGTAACGAATTTCGGCGAGAGCCACTTACGGTTGTTGATCTGACGGTAATTTCTCCGGGTTTTACCCTCGAATTTTTCTTCAATGCCATTGTCACCCACAAAAGCAACGCCGAGCGTCTGAGCTCTGTCGGAAAAATAATCGGCAAAGCTACGGATAGTTTCTATTCCGTGGAACGTCAGAAGCTGACCTTCGTCAATTATGATAACCATACCGTCATGTAGCTTCTGCGCTATCGCAAGCCACAGATCATCTGTTGATTGCGATATGGGGACATTCAGCTCAAGTGCAATCAGTTTAAGAACTGCCTTTGCTGACTTGAAACACGGATTAACAGTTATTACGATACTGTTTACCGGGTTATCTGCGTGATATTTCTGCACAGCTTTTGTTTTACCGATACCGCTGTCGCCTGTTGCTATGGCAACACCGCCTTTGATTTGGCAGGTCTTGATAGTCTGATAGATCTTCTCCGATATGCTTGTCGGTGCATAATCTACTTCGCTGTAGCTCTCTGCGCCCTCTGTCTTAGTGTCAAAATATGCGGCGAGTTTTGCAAACTGAGCATCCTTATTTCCGCTGTATGCTCCTTTTTTGAGCATCGAAATCGTCGATGCAGGTATGCCGATACGATTTGCGGCTTTGTTTGCTGAGCCCATTTCTGCTGCAAGCTCGTCAAATTTGGCGAGCAGTGAAACTTCCTTTGTCTGTTCCATGGTTTAATCATCCTTTCCGCTTTATTGCGTTAGTGTTTATCTTATCGATGTCGATGATTACTTCATCAACATCGGCAAGCTCGGGGTTGTCCTCTTTGAACTTATCAGAAAATACCGGCTTGAATTTTGACGGCTTTTCAATTTTGAATTTTTCTTTACCTCTTTCGGCACGGTTGATAGTAGCCGTCAGGAAATCAATAGCCTGTTCCTCAGTGATTGACGCTGTCAAGCCCTTCGAGTAGTCGTGAACGGCGTGAGTAACAGCACGAATTGTCTTTTCACCTGCGGCTATCTCGTTAGGATCATTAGTAATATACGGTACATTCAGATCTGTTTGCAGAGTCCAAGTGAAGCGATATGCGTCTGTTGCTTTGTCATAGACACGCACCGTCTTATATTCTGCAGGATCATAGCGCACATAGACCTCTTCGCCTTGGTACTTCCACGCATCTTCCGCTGAGTACCAGAGCTTTTCCCCTGCGAGCTTGATATATACGCCGTTGCGCTTGATTTTCTGATACCGGGTAGTTCTGGCAAGCAGAAGCGAAAGATCCTCGTCTTTTGCTTCTCGGAAGGTGGTGTATTTGATTGAAGCGTTCCAGACCTCAATTCTTGTCATGCCCTTGTATTTGCGTTCTTTGCCACCGTACTCATCGACGTTGAAGTCACCGTCGATGAGGATTTCGAGCGCAGCTCTTATCTGATCGTCTTCGGGAACAATGCCGTATTTCAGCTTGTATTTGAGGCTCTCCGGGCGTTCTATAATAGTACCTCCGCAGAATGTTTCTATCACTCGGCTGATATGGTTTTTAAGTGTGCCGAATGTACGCTCAATAGGCTTTGCCTTAGCGTTTCTGACAATTGCATTGTGCATTGTAATGTCAAGCAATTGCAGTATGGTCGGTGGTATATCGTCCGCATTCCATGTCTTTCGTGTTCTGTGACCTCTGCCACCTATATCGTGCGTCAAAAATTCAGAACCGTTATCAAAATACACCGATTTCGGAACGCCGAAACGCTTTATTGCGTGACGGAGTGCCAAAAGGGTGCTATGCGAGTCAGGCTGTTCGGTCAAATTCCAACCGACAAGTACGCCTGACTTTGCATCAAGAAACGCTGTAAGATACATACGATGTGTCTTCTGTGCGTTATTTTCGCAGTATGTGATGAAGTCAAAGGTGTGGTTATCGGCGATCCATACATCATTTGCCTGCAAATCATCATACAGTCGTTCGATATACGGTATGTATTTATCCGTAAATGCCTTTTCGCCGTATCGCATTAGCGCAATTACTGCCTGAGGAAGCTTTTCGGCTTGCCGGCGGAAACTACGCTCGGAAGGTATCTTATCAAGATCCTGCGGATAAAACTCTGTAACCCACTCTATCATCAGCTGATAGCAGCGTGATACCGGAAGCCGGCGCTCGTCAAGGAAGAAATACATAAATGCGTCAAGTATATGCTTTGGAATATCGGTGTGACCTTTATTCCATCCGCCACGCTTATCTATAAGACCTTCAATATCGCCGTTTTTAAATGCGGCGTACTTGCGATACAGTATATCGGTGGATATATCTATCTCGGGATGTTCAAGCTGCATCTTGGCTACAAAAAGTAGATCCGTATCGGCTTTTTTGCGATTACTCTTGTTCCGGTACATCTCCCAGATCTTGAGTATCTTGATCCAGTCAGCCGCCTGCTGCCGTTCATTTTCCGTGTACTCCTCAAATGGCTTTGAAACTGCCTTTGAACGCTGTTGTTCAACCGTTTTAGTCGGTGCTATTTCAAGCTCTTTGCGCTTGGAATTATAGTATCGCTCACGGATTTTTTCGTCCATCTGATCAATGTCAAAAAGATACTCTTTGCGGTTATTTGCCGCATCGGCTTTTTCCGTAAATGGCAACTTACCGGTTTGGGCAAGTCGTCTTACATATTGTTTTGTGCAACCCTTTATGGTTGCAAGCTCTGCAGTGCTTATCATTGCACCCATCTTGATTAACCTCCTTTCCGACCTGCAATTAGATATTGCGGTCGCTCCCGTCAGGGAGTTACACAATATCTATGGTTCACTAAGCAACATGACCTGCCATCATCAGTACAGGGCGGTCATTCCCTGCAGACGGGCTGTTGCCCGTTTCGGCTTAATTGTGATATAATAATTGTGAGAGGTGTAATAGTATGCAACAATTAACACGAGATAGCGAAAAAATGTTAAAGTATATTTTCAAAGCAGCAGAACCTGTGAAAGTTTCTGCGCTTAAGAAACGATTTAAAGCTTCTACAAAAATATCAATAAACGAACTTTCGGATATAGGATATATTTACATTGCTTCTAAGTTATCAAGATGGGGTGAACCTTTAGAGGAAGTAAAATATCAAATAACGGAAGATGGTGTATTGAACATTAGGAAGACTATAGACGAAAGAAGAAGGCTAATTCTTAATAGCGTCATAATACCTATAGCAGTAAGCATTGTAACAAATCTGTCAATAATCTTATTACAATGGTTACTATCATAGCGACTACTGCTGGAATTATGTAAGAATAGAGAATTTTTTTCTTCATAAAAACACACTTTCTGACCTGCCATCTTCAGTACAGGGCGGTCATTTCCTGCAGACGGAAAACCTTGCGGCTTTCCGTTTCGACAAATAAATAAGGAAAGGATCTGTAGCAAACTTCAAGCAGTTAACTCTCAGTCTGCATGTATGCTCGTCTTTCCGAGCTGTCATCACGCTCCTACCGATTTTTGCGCTTCGTTTGTGGTGAGCCAGTCAACATAATGCGCTGGGCTTGATACGCTCAAGCGGGCGGGCTGACGCTCTGTTGTTATCGCTTATGGGTAAGCCATACGGTTAAGCACCTGTTGAGGAATAGGTATCCTGTAGTCGACAATTTGGAAGCGGCTTTCGTCTCGCACCTCCCGATCTTCCGTCGGGTAAACGCACGACCAGCCTGTGCGGTTTCATTCCGACTAATTTTTTATCCCGGATTTCCTTCCGGCGGTCGGCGGGTCTGGGCTTGATACGCTCAAGCGGGCGGCTCAAGCGAGTGAAATAAACTCGCCCTTGCAGTAATCAAAAGCTCCGACATAGGAATCGTCAACAAAAACATTGCCGACTGTATCGGTATCGGCATCTATATCAAGATTGCCTTTAGGCAGTCCGCCGTGCTTACGGTAGTAGTCCGTAAGGATTCTCTTCTTATCTTTAATGCTCATTTAGATCTCCTTCCGAGTATTTCGTCTGTGGTGACTAAAAACAAATCTGCAAGGCAACAGAGATTAGCGATTGATAATGTTTTATTGCCAAGCTCCCAACCACACACAGCCGCTTTTGATACGCCAATTGCATTTGCAACTTCCGCTTGCGACATACCATGTTGCTCACGCAAACGCTTTATATTATCGTTATAGGTCATTCTTACTCCTTTCGCTTGTTTTCGATTGACACCGCTCTGGCGGTATGTTAAAATAATTATGGGTAAGTGTGCCTTGTTCGTTTACCCAAGTTAATTATAGTTCATTTAAATGGGCTTGTCAACATATTTTGCCCATTTAAATGAACTTTGTGGATAATGCACAAAGTCTGAAAGGGTCTTTTGTATGTTTTATGATTATTTGAAGTCTATTTGTGATAGTAAAGGGATAAAAATTACACCTTTAGTTGCAGAGTGCGGCGGAGCTAAAGGCTCAATTTCAAACTGGAAGAAAGGAGCATCGCCTAATTCTGACATAGTTGCAAAACTTGCAGTGCGTTTAAATGTATCTACAGACACACTTATCTTTGGAAAGAAATTATCGAATTGCTCTCCAGATGAAGAAGAATTATTAACTAACTACAGAGCGGTAAATGACATAAAAAAAGCTCAGATCAGAGAACGAGCTGCTGTCCTTGCTGAACTCGAAGCTGAAAATAAAGAATCTAATCAAACGCCATTAAAACAATCATTAAAACGGACTGAAACAGAAGAAAAACAAGAGCCGCAATACATATCTCTGCCATTCCCGGCACTTCCGGCATCGGCAGGAGCCGGCGAGTATCTGCACGAAGATACAACTTCTTATATAAAGGTACCGGCAACAAATCTTACCGGGCGGGCTTCTTTTGCTCTTCGTGTCCACGGAGATTCGATGGAGCCGGCATACTTTGACGGAGATATCGTTCTTGTTGCCGCTGATGCAGATGTTAACATCGGCGATATAGGTATTTTTATAGTTAATGGCGAAGGCTTCATAAAAGAGCGAGGAAAAGATCGCTTGATTTCTCTTAATAATAAGTATAAGGACATTAGGATCGGATCAGATGATACTTGCGTATGCAAGGGAAAGGTTATAGGTTCGCTATGACATCAGAAGAAAGAATCTCCGAAGCTAAAAATCTCAATAATGAAGTTACAACTAAAATGTTGAATCTTGCTAAGGAATATGGAACAGATCTTATTGAAGTGTCTGTTCACGGTAGCCCTTGCGAAGAATGCGCAAAGTATCAAGGAAGAATTTACAGTATATCGGGAAACGATAAGCGTTTTCCTAAGTATCCGGATTGGCTTTTATCCAATGCTTGCCCGTACAATTGCGGACTTATGTCTTATCCCTTTATTGAAGGAATTTCTGAACCTACTTATATTAACGGAGATGTAATCGAAGTAAGCAATCGACCGTTTATAGATGACCGAACACCGGAGCAAATTGCTGTATTTGAAGCTCGCCGGGATAAAATACTTAAAGAGCGTCAATATCGCATAGAATATGAACAGCTTCAGAAGCTTTTGCCGAATGAAGCACCTAAAAAGCTGAGTGCTTACTCACGAATGAAAAACAGCAATTCAAAAGGATATTTGAAGCTCAGAGAAAAAGCAAAAGAATATGGATTAGAAATATGA